ATACACAGTACCACGTTTCGCTGGTGCAAAACGGTATTGTGAATAATAGGGAACTTCATATGAAGCTATTGGGTTTACTTTCGTAGACCAACGTGCAGTACCAGATATACCCCCCGAAAATCGATTTAAGTTCAAAAGATCGAATTTCGTACGAGCAAGACTACTAGAGGACGGATATGTTACACTGTTCTTATTCCGCGAGAAACTACCGTTACCCAAGTTTGAAGTAACTCGGCCAACGGACCAGGTAGCGTCAGATATCAACGGAAATGTGATACTCGCATCATTAGTAACGTTGTAAGTTGTGTCAGACGTATATCTGATACTACCTCGCCAACCTCCATAAGCTTTGACAAGGTAGTTCATTAACGTCATTTTAGAATAGACATAATTCCCGTTGTTTAAAGTTTCTACAACATTGGAATCGGCTGGTGTAGCCTGTGTATAACCCGGAGTTAGTGGAAACATATTGCGTATGAATTGCACTACTGCGGCAGTACCGTTAAATTCATCTTCATCCACAAGAAGAATTTCGGTTAAGTTGTATCGCTTCAACAATGTTCTAAATGAAGCGACTGCCTCTCCCATATGAATCTTGTTCACTAAAGAATCCGAAGATTGTCTAGGTCCCATAGAATTAATGGTAGGAGGATTAGCAACTACTACTGAGTCTATTTCTAATGACTGTGGTTCAATGTTATCCGGTGCAAGTGGGTCTGTCACATCAGGTATCAACAACCCTGGCTGAGGGTCAGTGGGTGGCTGAAAACCTAAACGTGACAGATAGTAATCGGTAGGTGACGCAAGCTCGAAGTTATCGCAAGCTGACACAAAACAATTAATCTGGATATCATTGTCCACGGTTGAGTTCGGAGATGTCAGTTCATTCACCACATAAACTGACAACGTACCATTACCATAATTAAAATTCGAACTCTGATAAGTTAATCTATTGGTATTGTATGAAGTGGCGCCTTGTCCTAAGTTCTGATGAGCTCTGAAAGGAGTTGTCTGGCCCCAACCTACTTCAATGCAGAAATCGTTATGTTCAGCGATATCTACAATTTGAGTGTAGGCTGTATTGTATTCAGCTGTGCCCGTAACAGGAGTTCCAACAGGATCGTAAACGAACTTGAGACGACCCTTATGAAATCCTGAAGCAACAATCTGAAAACGATACTTCATAGAACCTCTCCAAAACTCAAAAGGCATACTAGCAAAAGAGCAAGCAGGCATATGGAGTTCTGGAAAAGTGCCAGAAACAGTGTGTACAACAGCAGGATCGACAACAACATTAAAAAGAAGTGTCTCCACAGGAGTTCCTAAAGACCAATCGAAAGTGGTCAAATAAGATTCCCGTGAAGCTATCTCATTAATGACAAGTTCATCCCGTGCATCAACACCAGCTATCGTTGGATCAATAGACAATTCATTCTTAGTATCAACAGTAAGTTTGAGAATATTCTCGCACCCATCTGTATCAGCCATAGACTGTCTCGTCACTGGTTGAAACGGTATTGTTTCTGGTTGGTACGGTTTTGAGAAACCAAACAGAGCAGCCATTTTAGCAATGGATCTAGCTCCTATTTCTGTTGCAGTAGCAAAATTACTTATCATAGGTACGTTGGATAACGCACCGGCTACTTTCGCCACAACAGAAGCTGGTTTCGAGACAATACCTTTATATTCCATGGATTGTGGTACAATAGATTCAGGATCTGCTTGAGTAAGAACAGAAAGATGAACATCTTCTGCCCATGCAAAAATCGAAATCGAAACGGGATCAGTTCCTCCGTTAGCGTGTTTCAAATTCTGCAGGGTAGATAAAGTTAATCTACCTAAATCTGACCACCCTCCGCTAGGTATGTCTATCATGTTATTTGGTGTAAAGAAAGGTAATAACAATTCTCCTCCCTGTGATTCCGTAGGGTTCAAATAAATGTGGGGACGTTGAGTAGCTTCCACTAGATCAGCCATGATTCCAGGCCTAATCACTGTGGAGTTGTCCAAAGTGAACAACGGTTGATATGACATCAACATTCTCCCATAATAAAATGAATTACCATTTAACATGACTTTAATTTTGAGCTGTGAGCGCATAAGCTTGAAATTAGCAATACGGTTAATAACTCTCCTATCCTCGAAATATAATTCCCAAGGATTTAGAGTGATATCTTGCGATGTGCCAGGGCCTACTGGCCATTCAATCTCAGCAATCTTAATAGGACGTGAAAAGAAATTCTGCAATGTGGCATCATCCTTATCACTTGATGTCCTAAGAGGATCGGTAGCACTACTAGCTCTACTGTCTTCAAATCCAGGATGTACGTCGGCGAAATCGACATTCTGTTGAGATTCAGAAGCAGCAGGTGTTCCTGTTTGGGGACCAGAGTCCCCGGTATCCATAGTTCCCATTTCTGCACTTTGTGGTTCAATATCTCGTCTCTTCAAAGAAATAAGTAAAGAGATTAAAGACATAACAAGTGCAAAACTTGAAAGACTATAGAGCGTCCCATCCAGGACTACGCGATTTGGAGTATCACGTGTTCTCTCTTGTTTTTCGGTAACAAGACGACCGCTTCCCATCAAAGGGGTAGTAGTATTTACAGGACATATATAAGTATACAAAACATATAAAATAACGTGATATAAAAATGTAATATATAAATTGAAGAATGGAAGATGTGTAAAGCCTAAATTTCACGTAATTGGTATCCAATTACACATCTTGACCACAAAGGAGCTCTTCAGTTTCTCCCTTATGGTAAAAATCCCAGTAAGATATTGCTCTGGCGGGATTAGTAGCTAATAGGAAAGTGTATGCATTTCCATCAAACGGTTTTTCCAGTTGTTGACGAAACGAACTCTCTCCCGAGGACCCATAATGATCGTGCCAGCGTTCGACACGGTCCTCATAAGAACAGAATGCAGGAGTCTGCGGCAAATTGGCCTTTGCGCAAACCTCCTTCATCTGTTCCAGGCGCATGTTGTAGTGGTCTTTTCCGAAAGCAAACCACTCATGCAAAGCAGTCTCAATACAAGAAATAGAAACATTTCGTGAAGTTTCAGTCTTGGATTTAAGATTGCTGTGAAGAGACTTCCAAATGGAATCTTCAGTGAGCCTTCCGATAGGTACAGGCACACCTTCAATATCATTTGACTGTCTCTTCAAAAAATCTGCGTCATCTTCGTTCATGAATTCACATGTATTATCACCTTTATCAGGCAAAGTGATTTTAACTCCGTGTTTTTCCAGAAACACACGATATGTTTCGAAGTTAAAATTACGATAATCAGGATGAACAGAACCGAGAAAATCATCACCATAGGTCATGGCGGCCACACACTCTCGAAAATCTTGAGCTTGTGGATAGACAGCGAAAAATCCCATGCGAACATAGAAAGATCCAGCTGTACTATTGATATTCACAGTAATGTTATTACCAGATGTGTTCATGTTGAAAGCCATAATCATGGTTCCATTCCAATCGATGAGGGGGTGTACAATGTCGGCGATCATATTGTTCATGACCTTCAAATCCTCTTCGGGATAACCTCCAGCGCGTGCTAAGTCAATGTAACTTCGCAACACAGCAGAGGTCATCTGAGAATTCATACGAACATCGTACTTGGAATAGTCCCAAGCGATAACTTTCTTATCTTTAGCAAATTTTTTAGCATGGTCCATAAGTTCACTCCAATCAGTTGAGAATGAATTAACACCGACAGCACTTTCCGAAACCAACGGATGCAATGATAGAAATCGAGCAATTGGTAAAAAGTACATTCGGATAGCGAGTGATAACGCTATTGGAGCAGCTTGGAAAACACGCACTTTAGATTTGTCTACAGGTGTAGGCTCATCTTTAAGTGTCGCGGAACACACAGGGTATCCACGTTCTCCACTGTTCCAACAGTTCATCAATCGCGCAAATTCTTCCTTAACTTCAACAGATGCAATTCGGTCAACAAGTTTTTCTCCTTGTCGAACTTCCTCGAAATGGTTTGTCTTAGGACCAAAAATCGGAAAACCCATACTTGTTTTCATAATAAGGGCGTCGATAAAACGCTTTCCACTAATTCCCATGATTGATTCCTTCCATGTTAATTTGGAAAAGTTTTCCGGTCCAGCATAACCTTTCATAAGTTCAATTAAAGGTTTTAACCAATCTTGACGAGCTCGTTCGATATCGCTCGGCACAAATTGATCTGCTGGATTAACAATGTGCGTTAAAGTTGCATTGTAAGCCTGCCAATTTGGCGACAGTTGTGGTGGACCCCATTTATTGGAGACACCACACACTTCCGTCACCGCATCAGAAATAATAGACTTTTGAACACAACTTTTCTGAGTAGTACGTAATTTAGTAGAACCGAGGACTGAAATAGCTGCCTCAGGTTTCAAACCAGCGATATACTTACTACTAGGATGAATTTTGTCTGACACAAGAACATCACGACCCAACTGACGTTTAGGTAGTTCTGCAGATTGTGCCATAATGACAACACCATCCTGTCGGCCTAGAGCTGTAACACCTTCTAGGTAACGCGACACAGTTAACGTTTGGCAGTAGCCTTGACCGTCGGGTGATCCACCGACGTGAAAACCAAGAACTACTGGTTCAGAGCGATCAGCAACTAACATTCCCATACAAGTTCCTCGCTTAGACTGAGTTGAAAGATATGATCCACCGTAAAAATTCCTATAACGATGGTAAGCATTTCCCATAGAACAACAGATAGTCTCAGAGGAAGTAACAGCATCAGCATCCTTTACGAAGAAAGTAGCCATACTATTTCCAGTAGGTTTAGTTAAAGGCAAATAGCGCCAGTTACTCTTAACATTATCAAGATTTGGTACATAAACAAGACGTAAGTCCAATTCTTCGAAATTGTAAGAATAAGTGTTGCGATCAGCTTTGAATTTCATTACTCCTCCAGCACCTTTAGATGAACGCCTAACAACACCTTCAACCCAGTCGCAGGGTTTCTTGTTCATATCAGCGTCCGGATAAAAAATATGGTCGGGCATCAGAATCATTCCGTTCTGCAGCGAAACGATATTGCATGCAGTACGAGAACCATCCGATCGTGTAAAAACACACCACCATAGATTTTTGTCCAAAGTTGCGACAGCTTGAGAAGTAGAAGTATGCTTAACAGCAGTAGCGGCTTTATATTCGAAACCGGTACTGCTAAACCATTTTTGAAACCATCCTGCCGATTGATCAATATCATCAGGGTTATCCAGAGCGTGAGTCGCGATACGATTCTTGTTCCAGATATCCAATAATTTAACACCAATCACCAAGGTAGCAGACATGAGAGCGAATTTTGGAACAGATCCG